GCTGATCGGAGACATCGATGGTGACGCCGCGGCGGTCGCCGAAGACGGAACCCATCGAGAGGTCGCCGAGCAGGATATACGGGGTCGACGCGGCGAGCGTCTTTTGCATATTCTGCACGAACACCACGGGGTACCCGAACAGGGTCGGGTTGGGCCCGTAGGCGTTCTGGATATCGCCGATCGCGTTGCCGCTCAGAGCTTGGAGCAACGGCGCGATGGCGTTGAACCAGATCTCCTTGTGCATATACCACTTGGCATTCGCGGCGTAGGTGGGCAGCTTGCCGACCATCGTCGCGAGGTTCGCCAGGGTCGGGCTGTAGGTGATCGTCTGGCCGGTCGCGAACAGCACCAAGGAGGCGATATTGGCCTTCGTGGCGTTGAGGTTGTAGACCGCCCAGAGCGCACCGTCGATGCCGGACGTGGCGTCCGCGGCGTTGTTGAAGATAACGCGGTCTTCTTCCTTCGCCATCACGAAGGCCATGTCGCGGGCCAACGTGGCGCCGAAGTCGATCACCGAGTCCTCGGCAAGTTCCTTCGAAACCTGCGTGAGGACGGCCATCTTCTTCGCGGTCAAGCTCACCTGCGCGAACGTGAGGTCCGACGCGGTGATCGCCGTGTTTTCACCCGGATAGTAGACCGTGGTGGAGGCCGTCGCGTTGGGGACCAGGAGCGTGTCGGAGGACATCGGGTAGATGCGGCAGTTCTGCCGACCGATACCAAAACCTTCCCGAAGGTAGATCAGGTCGCTCGAGAGCGGGTCCGGAACGGTGAAACCACCAGCGGTGGTCGTGCCTTCCGACTGGGCCTTGAGGTTGTTCTTCACCCAGTCCGCGGCCTTCTTGTTGCCCATGATCGAGCGCGCCCACTGGCCGAAGGCATAGGCCTTGAAGTTGGCCTCTTCGCGGGTGCCGGTGAACGGGTTGCGGACCACGCCGCCGGACTTCCAAGGCTCGTCGATCTGGGCCGGCTTCGCGGCCACGGGCTGCATCTCGCCGAGGGACTTGATGGCCTCGATGCGCTGGGCGATCTGCTCGGCCTCGCCCATGAGGGACTTGACCTGCGCCATGTCGCCATCGGGGTTCGACGCCATTTCGCGGGCGGTGGCGAGGAGCGTCTGGCGCTTCTCGCCGAGTTGTTCGATGTTCATCACACGATCTCCAAGAGGTAGTTGATGCGGGCCAGCATATCCTCCCGCATCGAGGTCGACGTGGCCGGAGGAGTCTCCGGCGTGAAGTCCGTCCCCTTGGTCTGGCCTGCGTCCCGCAGGAGATCCCAAACCTCCGGTGCCAGCCGCTTGGCATCGGACCGGCTCAGGCCGACTGCATCCCGCAGTCGACGCTCGACGCCTCGGAGCGTGTCCGGAGAGACACGCTGGAGGCTCTTGGTATCGAGCTGCATCTGGCCGACCATGTCGCCCAGGCGGCTCGCAAAGGTGTCGAGGAGGGCCACCACGAAGGCGGACCGCTCACCGGCGGGCATCATGGCAACGCCCTCGATTCCCGCGCAGAGGGCCTCGTAGTACGCCTCGATGGCCTCGTGCAGGACCTCGAAGCGCAGCTCCTGGCTGAACGCTTCGTCGGCGAAGGTCGCCGGGTCCATTCCCTCCGCGGGCGGTTCCGGCATCGGCTCCATTTCGCCATCGCCCATCTCCGGCATCTCCATCTCGCCGTACCAGTCCTCGATCGACTTCACGCTGTTCCTCCACTCCGCGGGCGTTGGCGTGATCGACGCCTCGGCGATCGGCCACCGAGTTATCTCCGCCGCGTTGCCGACCGACTTGCGCTCGACGAGATGGCCCGCGGCGCCGCTGGAGTATCCCATCTTGCCTTCCTTGCAGAGCTTGGCGACCATCGCGGCGTACTCGTCGGCCATGTCGAGCTGGGCTTCGTACCAGAGGCCCGTATCGTCGGCCTTGATGTAGCCGGTGCCGATCGACTTGCGGCCCACCTTGGCGTCCATTCCGTGGTGGTAGTACACGTTGAGCGGGATCCGCTGGCCGGCCTTGATCGGGAATCCAAAGTCGGTCCTGGCGGTGAAGTACTCGCCCTCGAGGTCCGCCTGGGAAGGATCGCCGAACCGCACCAGATAGCCCTTGACGTGCCCGAGGCGGTCGCTCTTGACCGCGCCTGCAATAATGGTCGCCATATCGTCCATGATCAGATTATCCCACCTCGAGCTCTTTGATCGGTTTGACACGCGTCGTCGGTCCCCACCGCGGGTCCATCCGGACCTCGACCATGTCCTCGATCGGGAACCCTTGATCGAGCAGATCGAGGCGCCGCGGACCTAGGATGCCGAGCAGGTCTTCCCGGCTCAATCCCGCCATTATAGTCTCGGCCGTGACCGGGCGCGGACGCAGGTCCGGGATCGACGGGTCGCCGGTAATCTCCGCCAGGCTCGGCGTCACCGGGACCATGACGCATCGGCAATTCGGGTGCGATGGCATGATCTCCGCGGTCTTGTGCAGCGTCCCAGATAGCGCCAGGCACGCGGTGCAAACGCGGGCGTCCTGCGTCGCCACGCGGCGGTAGCCGTTCACCGCGGGGTTGCTTTCGTACTGGAGACGCTGGGCTTCGCGGCCGGCGCGGAGCATCTCGGTCCTGGCGATGGTCTCCGCCCGCCGGCGGGGTAGGGTCGCGAGGGCCGACATCTCACGGGCCACCGCCCGCGGGTTCCGCCCTTGCGCTATACCATTGGAAAGCGTGAACCGGAGGGCCGACGGCACGTCCTGCGCGATCGAGTCGAACAGTTCGGCTAGCGGGGATCCGTCGCTCGACAAACCGACGAACGATTGGATCGTCTCGGTGCTGAGCTTGTCGAAGCCGCCCAGGATCGCCGCGGCGCGGTTTGGATCGCCGCTCGATGCAAGAAGCAGCTCGCCCGTCCGCGCATCAACGAACTCGAGGGCCATCTGCTGGCCGTCGGAGACCACGCGCACCGCGTCGCTCGTCGTCCGGTCGAGCTCGACCGCCACTTGGTCGATGAGTGACTCGAGACGATCGCGCATCGCCAGGGCCGCGTCCGCGAGAGGCTTGCCTTGCGCTTCCCGCTCCGCCAGCCGCTCCTCGAGCGCGGCCAGTTCCCGCTCGAGCTGCCGCGTGGCCGACTGGTAGATGCGCCGCATCTGCCCGACCGACTCCTCCTCGCCGCGGAGGAGGCCGTTGCGGAACGCCTGGGCGGCCCGGTAGATCTCGGCTTCCTGGCCGGTGCGCTTTACCGCTCGGCCGGAGGTATGGTCGACCACCCGTAGAAAGGGTGACTCTCGTACGGCACCTCCGAGCCGTGGTCGCATCCGTCGGCCTTGGCCGGGAGCTTCTCCCCGCGCATGATCTTGTCGCGAAGCCGCGCCGCCCAAACCTGTCCGGCATCGCCGCCCCATAGGTCCCAGGCCACGCGGCCGGGAGACGGGAAACCATCCTCGCCGTCCTCGAATCCTTCGGCCTCCTTGTCGACCTCATGGCGGCTGAAGAAAGAGTGCATCCGCAGGATGGTGTCCTCGCTGATCAGGTCGCCGTTCACTATCTGGTTCGCCCGTGCGAGGCCGACGCGGGTCCCGCCGGGCTTGCCTTCATCCTTCCACCGCAGCGCCCGCCTGGCGGCCTCCTGCATAGCCGCGGTTGGGTGCGACTTGGTCGCATCGACCTGGATCGATCGAATCGGCGCCGGGGCCGGCGGGGCCTGCGCCGCGTCCGGATGCATGACGCCCTCGTCCTCGGGCGCCGCCTCGAGGCCCGCGATGCGCTTGGCTTCCGCCAGGTCCGCCACGCCGGCCTTGTAAAGCCGCTCCGCCCGCTCCGCCTCGCTCTGGCGGTCGTCCATCAGGGCGCGGACGCCGGACAGGTCGTACTCGACGAAGTCGCCTTCCTGCGACTCGGGGAAGTCGGGAAGGAGCGCAACCGTGAGCGTATCGGCCACGGCCCGCATCAGCGGCACCATGCCGTCTTCCCAGGCGGCCTGCTGCGCCCGCTCGTAGTTCGAGTATGTCGAGCGGTCGAGGCCCGAGCCGAGCCCGAGCACCATCGGATTGAGGCCCAGCGCCGAACAGATCCGCTCCTCCGGGACACGGCGGACCGAGTCCAGCGCCAGCTCCGCGGGCGTGAGTGATACCTTGTCGAGCTTGTACGGGCCCGACATCACCACGATGCCGCCGGCGTTGTCGCCCGTGAGGTTCTCGCGGAGGCTACGCTTCACCTGCTGCGCATCGTCCGGGCTGATGTCGACCTGCGCGGATCCGTTCGCGTCGGGGCCGACGATGATGCTCGGCATCGCGCCGTTCGAGAGGAGGCCGAAGGCCGCGGAGCTCGCGGTATTGTCGGTCGCGATCTCGCGGAGCACCGCCTGCACGGTCGAGCGCCCCAGGCGGATGTCGGAAGGATCGCGCCCGTAGCGGAAGTGAATAACGTCCTCGACAGGGAGATCGTACGATCGACCATCGGTCGTGTACACGAAGTGCGTGAGCGGGTTGCGTCCATCGCCGACCGGTCGGACCATGTCCTGAGGCAGGTACTGGAGTGCCACCACCTGCGATCCCGGTCCCGCCAGGCGCTGCTTCCGCAGGTAGGCATTCCCGAACAGCTTGTAGTCCTGGATCACCCACCCCCAGAGGAGGTTCCCGACCATGCCGGGCTCGGGTTCGCCGATCAGCTGGACGATCGGATGATCCTCGACGGGCTCGGACTGCTGGGAATCGACGCGCCGCATTACCCGCGGCGTACCTTGGGGCCAGTTGCGAACGTACCAGTCCATCGCCGGAGCGATGACGCTGTTTAGGCCGAGGTCTCCCGCAACGTTGGACCAGTCCCGGTGCGATCCCGGCAGGACCCGGCGGAGCATCGAGACGAGCTGGCCCGAGCCGTAGCCGGTGAGGTAGATATCCCGCGATTGGCCGAGCGGGAGCGGAAGCGGCGCGGATGGATCGGCCATTGCCTTGCGCCCGAGGAGGCGATCGAGGATACCCATGATCCGATTATCCCATGCCAAAGACCCCACGGGCGTGGTAGCGCACCGTGGGGCCTTGCCTTAGTTCCGCGATTGGATTCTATCCTTGCTTGCGTCGCCGGTCCACCTCGACCGGGATTCGGATTCGCTTCCCGCAGGACGGACACCAGCGGAACCCGGTCCCGCGGGGCCGCGTCCCGGCACCGCACTGGGGACACGGCGGACCATCCGGCCCGATCCTCTTGCGTCCTGCTTTCATTGGCTCATGCCTCCCTCGGCGCGGATGATGGCGGCCCGTTGTCGCGCCTCGATGTCGCGCCGCTCGGCGAATCCCTGCAATGCCCACCAACCAAAGGCCATACCGAGCAGGATCATCGAGATGACGTCGATCGGCCTCTCGCCGACCGGCTTCCGCGTGATACGATTACGTTGCATTCTCTCTCTCCACCCTCCTAGGCCCGCCGGGATTCCGGCGGGCCTTTTTTTGTCTGGTTACTTGGTCGTGTAGGTGTACGGAATGCAAACATCTCGCAGGTAGCCGTACTCGGTGCACTCCATGCGGATCAGCTGGAGCCATGCGGCGAGGCCCTTGATCGGGGTCGTGAACCGTCCGTTGATGCATCGGACCAGGACGACCGTTTCGGGGTCGAAGGCCATAATCGCATCGACGTCGGTCGACTTCACGAAGAATCGCTCATCTTCGAGCGTCGCGGCCAATTCGACCAGGCCGGCTTCGCGCATCTTCGCGGCGATGATGTTGCAGTAGTTGTCAATTCGCATCTCGGTTCTCCTCGTCGGTGTTCCCGACACACACATTATGCCACATATATAGAAGGTTGCAAGGGTTGTGGCAAAAAAGAAGGCCCGATTTCTCGGGCCTTGGTTCAGGCTATCCCGTCTTGCTCGAGCATCGCCTCGGCATCATGCCGATAAATCTCGGAGGATACCATCTTCCCTTCTCCGGTAACGATCGTCATCCATGCAGACCGTCGACCATCTGGGTAGTCGCTCAACCGGAGCCGGATCAGCCAATCTTGGAACGACCGGTTCTCGAACGTCACTTGCCGGCAGGTCCGGTAGAGCTTGTCGCTGACTTCCACCCACGGATCGAGCTTCGGCGTCGGACCAGTGATCGTGCTAACAGTTTGCAT